CGCACCGGAATCACCTCCAACCGGGGTACGTTCACTACCAACGATGGTCTTTACTCGTTGGAAATTGGACAGACCCCCGGTCGCAACCGTTACCGCCGTCTCGCCCGGTTCAACAACCGGAAGATTGCGGTTGACCCGTTCAACTCGGAGCAGAACCAGGAGTACCGCATGTCTGCGTACCTCGTGGTTGATGTCCCGGTCATCGGGTACACGGTCGCTGAGGCCAAGCTTCAGATCGACGGCTTCCTCGCCTACCTATCGGCGAGTTCGGGCGCGAAGATCACTCAGCTCCTCGGTGGAGAGATCTAGAGCCTTTTGTCTCTTGATCTAACCTGACGATGCGCACCGCACGCTTGGACAGCGTGCGGTGTCGCGAACATGGCTCGGGATCGTTGACCCTTTTAGGAGGGCGGCGTGAAAAGCCTTAAATCCCTATCCGTTGCGGTCCTGCGTAACGCCGGACTGCTGTGCGACGTGGACACCACTCGCGATGAAATAAGACTAATCGCGAGAATCGAAAAGGAAGGCGAACCGTTTTTGACGGTCACCCTCCCGACCTTCCGCCGGGACTTTGAACGGTCCCTTGCGGCTGGTCGCATTGTCGACGACTTCTCGACGGCGTTTAAACGACACCGTGCGAGGAGCGGGCTCCCCCTTTTCCTTGGGGGTTTCCTTCGGCGAGTTTTCGATTGTGATGGTACTTTGCTCGGATGTCCTTCAATCGAGGCAATCCGCGCCCTACGTCAAATTACGGGCCTCTTTGAGAAGTTCTTTGAGGTCTGTGACGAGAAACATGAGCGCGCCTCGATCGAGGCATACCGAGTGTGTGAGGAGGAGATGCGGGATGTCTGGATTGACCCCGGACTACTGCGGGAGTTGTCCCTTGTTGCTCATTGGTTGTTCGGCGTTCAGTTTAGGACGCTCGACGACCTGTGCCGTCAGGGTGATCTCATCCCAAGACACGGCCCCGGAGCCACAGCGGAAGGACTTGTTGGAAACAACAAGTACGATATTCCGTCATGGCCAAAGCGCCTTGATCTTGAGTTCCCCGCTGCTGATTACGTGATCGCTGGGTATTCCCATGATCGTGTACTGCAGTCGATCTCCATGCCCGAGCCTGAGTCGGAGACACCTGTTAGGGTCGTCTCCGTCCCTAAAACGGCTTCGAAAGCACGGATTATTGCCATCGAACCTGTTGCGATGCAATACGCGCAGCAGTGTCTACTACGGGCATTCATGGAACGCTTTAACGGCTCCGCCCCCTGCGTCGATTTATCGAATCAGGATAGGAATCGTATTATGGCGAACCTGGGCTCGATCGAGGGCAGTCTGGCGACCTTGGATCTATCCGAGGCCTCGGACCGTGTGTCGATTTCGCTCGTTGATGCTATCTTCCGCTTCGCGCCCGCCTTGCTGGCGAGTTTGAAGTCATGTCGTAGCATTCGCGCAGCGCTACCTGACGGGGACGTTCTTTCCCTCGCCAAGTTTGCGTCTATGGGCTCAGCCACGTGTTTTCCGGTCGAAAGCGTCTGTTTTGCAACAGTCGCCGTAAACGCGGTTAGGCGTGCGCTCAAGGTACCATTGCGGGCTCTGTTCGGCAGATCATGCCGGAAGCCCAAGGCCCGTGAGGGCAAGGGTCGAATAGGGAGGCTGCTATCCGCAGTCTTCAATGAGATCCGCGTTTTCGGGGACGACATTATCGTTCCCACGGAACATGTCCATGTGGTCCTGTCGGATCTAGTGCGAGTATACTCGCGACCGAATCCGAGCAAGTCTTTCTGGACTGGGTTGTTCAGGGAGTCATGTGGTGGCGAGTACTATGCGGGGTCGGATGTTTCTATTTTCCGACTCAGGCAACGCTTGCCTCAGGACATGAGCGATGGGAAGCGGCTATTGGGCCTCATTTCGTTCAGGAATCATGCCTACATGGGTGGTTACTGGTATGTGGCTCAGTGGTGCGACGACCTGCTAAGGACTATGAGAGTCCCGATGCCTATCGTTGAACCTTCGTCGCCGGTTGTGGGACGTTCGTCTGTTGCGTTCTCTTGGACGCCACAGAGATTCCACGCTGACTATCAAACACCCCTTGTAAGAGGGCTGATGGTCGCACCGCGAATTCCGAAAAACGAATCATCGGATCACGGTAAACTGCTCAAGTGTCTCCTACCTGGAAGGGTGGAGCCATTTGACGATCCCCAACATCTTTCTCGCTCTGGGCGGCCGAACACCGTCCGCACGAAAGTTCGATGGGGCACGCCGTATTAAAGGCGTGTCGGTCCCCTACATAGGACCAGGGAAGCGTTAGACACAACGGAGTGTCTGACGTGGGAG